CATCTTATTTGACGGCTCTGAAATAGTGTTCTCACGAATCTTGGTAAGTGTCTTTGAATCAAACACGTTATCACCAGATCCAAGAAAGTTACACTCCAATTCCTGAGAAACTTTTCTCTTGTCGTATTTTAACTTCTTTACCATTCCCTCAAACCAAGAAGAACAAGGTTTAAACCCATCTTTAAAATAAGGTTTTAGTTTTTCGTGGTCACCATTATTTGGGTAATAATGTTCTATTTTTACCACCGCATCTGATGGGTATTGTTCCTTATTTAACAAATAGTGAATAATATCATCCGTTTTAACCAAGAACATATCTTTAGTATATCTTGGATCCCTATACCAAAACATTTCAGATATTTTGAAATCATTAAATCCTCTTAACGCCTGATCATAGATTTCGTAATAAATGGGGTCATACCCGTTTGGTGTTGAAATTACAATAACTTTACCACCCGTAGATAGTGAAGCCATACAGGCTGACCAAAAATCCGCATCCGCTTCAATGTAAGCGGCCTCATCAAATATTAGTATTGTTGGGGTATATCCACGTAACGCATCCTTAGATGTCGCAACCGCTTTTACCTCACAACCGTTTGTTAATTTATAATGTCTTTGTGAATTCTTTTCTTTAGCAAATCCAATATCAACCCAAGACGGCCATTGTTCAATAAACCCTCTGACTTTGTTAGCCATCTCTTGGGCGGTATCCAATTTATTGGCAATGATTAGAATCTTCTCAGGTGTTTGTTTTTTGGCGAAGGCTATTTTCTTAGACGCCCAAGCCGCAGTTACGGTGGATACACCCGCCTGTCTATACTTTAAGGCAATATTCTCATTACTATTCTCGTAATCGTCAAGTAGGGATACTTGGTCAGGAAACAATTCCAAAGGGACAAATCTAGATACCGTATTATCATACGTCTGTAAATACGTTTTAAGTGCATAAGGGGTGTCCCTCATACACTTAACATATTCGATTAAAACTTGTTCCTTTGTTATATTTTGCATAAATTAGATTCCAAGATCACTCAAAGAAGGACCTTCGTAATCTTCATCTTCATCCTCATCATTATCTCCGAATTGAGAATCAAAATCTTGTTTCTTTAGTTCTTCAATAATCTCATCAACCATTCTCTGTAATACCTGTTTCCCTTTAGGGTTGTCAGATAAAATGAATTTGGATAATTTAAAGAATTGTTCCGGTGTTAAAGATGAAAATCTCATAAACAGGTAATGCTGAATATGACGTTTGTCCTCCTCAAAAATTTCATCGGGATATGCCGCTACGAATTTCTCCCAAAAAATAGGACCTAATCTTAAATCCCATATCTCTGCGGGTAATGTATCTTCACTCGCAATAACCATTTCGGCTTGACGAGGGTCATCAGGTAATCCGTGAGTTCCGAAAATCTCATATACACCTTTAACCAATTCGTGAATTAACACGGGGAAAGAAGCCCCTCTCGCGATTACTGTTGGTGGGTCTGTTTCAGTATCAACTTCTGATTGACCTACTTGACCTTCACCCGATGCTGCCATACTTGACACCATTTGCTCAGGATAAATCCAATATAAGTGGTCTAACAATGCTTGTGACATACCATAAATCCTAACAAGTTCAGGATTAATATTCTCAAGTTCGTCAGCAACCAATTCAAACATATAATGTCCTTTTTTAGCCGCTCCGCCGATTAATGCGTTAATAAATCTACGTTTAGCTTTCTCTTGATTAAACTTCTCAAAAGAATCCATAAAAGCCTCCAACTCATCCTGATGTTCATCAGCCGATGCAAATGCGTCTTTCACTTCTTCTGCCGTAGGTTCTTCGGATTCACCTCTCATACCTTCAGCGGATGACATACCACCGTGAATAAGTTTTGCGTCAAACTGCATCGCTCCTTCAGGGATTGACATTTCTTTTTTAACTAACTCAACCGCTAAATTCTCAAGATACTCTTTGTTACGACTTTCAATCTGACCAATTTTACCAAACAACTGCATCGCTGATGACATAAGTGACATCATAACTTGTTGAGGTCCACCTTGTATCTTGGTAGTATCACCCAAATATCGTCTAACGTTATTAACTGAATTTTTAAATCTTTCTGATGAAATAACCTCAACGAAATCTCTATCCATTTTAGGTAACCCTGGATGTTCAGCGTATGGAGTCGTTTTAGATGTGATTTTACGCTCAATACTTGGATCCATTCTTTCAGGCCCTTCATAATCTATCGGAGCTTCATTGATACTTTTTCTATACTTTGCCATTTTAAATATAATTTTACTTAAATATTAATTCCTAAACCATCCCACTTTAACCAAGATGGTACCGATTTTTTACCTGCTTTAGGTGCGGTTTTAACGCCAGGTTTAGGTTTATATGGTGTTGAAGGTGTTTTTGTTTTTTCTCTTTCTTTTGGTGGTGCAATGGTTGGACTACCTTGTTCATTAGCCTCTACCCTAGCCTTAGGTGGGGTTTTAACTCCCGGTTTTGGATTGTAAGGTGTTGAAGGTCTTTTTGTGGTCTCCCCTGGCTTTACCGTTGGTACTTTAGGTTTAACCGTAGTTTCAGATTCTCTTATCATATCTAAAAATTCTTTTTTACTGATTTTTGGTTGGACGTTTCTTTCCAACAAAGATACGATTTTATTTTCTAAAAACAACTCGGATGGGTCTCTTCCTTCTTTTACGGATTTCTTAACACCCATAACACATCTTTCGTATTTTTTCTTATTCTCTCTACCAACGGTAGAAGTACAAATAGCCCAAGGATTATATTTTTTGGATTTTTTAGATTTGCCTTCTTTCATTTCAGATTCCATTGGGGTTGCCAAAAATTCTCCTGGCTTAGTACTAGTAATATTATAACCTTTCCCTTTTGGGTTTTCTGGTATAGTACCTCCTTTAGGCCCTATTTTAAGTGGTGGATTTGTAACCGGAGCTGGGGTAACTTGTTCCTTAGTTTCTTTTTTACCCTCGTTCAATTTATTATAAAGTTTAACCAATTGTGATTCAGTTAAACTTGCTAGTGTTTCGGCTTTAAATCCCATATCCATTAATTTAAATGCTGCGTTATCAGTTTTCATAAACTACTTTTTTTTCAAATTCTAAAACTATATCTCTTTCATATAGTTTTTCTTTTATTGTTTTTTCATCCTCACCAAATCTAAAAACCAATCTCTTTTCAGTTTCAAAATTGGTGTCAGAATCTTCCGACTCCCAACCCAATGCAATTACATCATCAAGAGAATCTATCATAGAAAAAAAGTCAGAATCCTGAATTAGGGATAACTTAATATCCACACTTTTTAGAGTTCCGACTTTCTGTATAAATTCTATATCGGGAGCGGATGGATTACCGTTAGACGGTTTTGACTCCCATCCCTCTCCCCATATATCGGTTATTGTATCTGAAAAGATAAATTCATATATATTATCACCTTTATAATTAGGTCCTAAACCATTTATATAAATTAGATAACTCATAGAATCGCTCCGTCAGGTGTGATTTTAAATTGCTTACCATTAACCTCAAAAACTAAATTTCTCTTATTAGTTTTACCGATTAATTCCGCTTTAGCGTATCTATTTATAAATTTCTCAGAAGTTACCTCTTGGTCAATTGATTCAGATAATCTCTTAACCTCTTTCATTTGTTTAACCTTATGAGTTTTTTTCTCAACAAATTTTCTAACTCCTCTTTCTTCGTTTAATCTTTTTTCGTTGGGTGACTCTTGGAAGTATTTTGATAAAATCTTATCTACTTTTGATTCTGAGAAAATGTCATCAAAAATTCTACCCATTCCCTCAACGTGTTTATCTTCAAAAGATTCACCCATTTTAGTTTTAATAAGTTCGCTATGTTTGTTAGTTAACGCCTTTTCAAAGTTCATTTCTTCCATTGGTGATTTTGGATGTCTTCTTCTTTTAGGTTCATCACTAAATCCTAAATCGTAATCTCCTTCCCATTCTTCACCAATCTCACCTTCGTATTCATCGTCAGAATCCATTTCAATTTCATAGACAACCGATTCATTTTCCATATCACTCATTTCAGGTTCTTCAGGCATGTCCATATCTTCATCATCCATTTCAGGTTCTTCCGGCATATCTTCATCACCCATATCTTCATTATCCTCAAATCTAGTCATAATCTCCTCAACATCCTCATCGGATAATTGACTTAAATCAAGAGCTGATAGTATTGAGTTAATAACGTATTTTGTATCATCAGATGAAATTGGTTCTTCACCTTGATTAAGTTTTCTAATTTTTTGACCTAACTTACCTGTTAGTTTTTGGATTGATTTAAAGGTAACCATACCTTCTTCACCTTCGGGTTCTCCACCCATATCCATTCCTTCATCACCCATTTCAGGATCTTCCGGCATATCCATTCCTTCATCACCCATTTCAGGATCTTCCGGCATATCCATACCCTCATCACCCATAGATGGGTCTTCAGGCATATCCATACCTGCGTCAGGTGCGGGTGGCATATCAGTTGGGGCAGGTGCCGGAGCGGGTGCCGGTTCTGGCATCGGTGTAGCTTCTACAGGTGCGGGTTTAGGTGTTTTTAATGTGAATTTTTTTTGTTCACCAAATAATGAAATATTTTCTTCATTACCGACCAAAGTATTAACTTCTTTTGTAATTAAGTTTAATCTCTTTAATGCTTGGGAATAAGAAGGATAATACTTTCTATTCTGCATTGGTTCAAGATATTCCATCTCGGATTCATTAATTGATTTTTTAATGACATATCCGTTCTTATCTCTCTCAATTTTATATGTATTACCATCGGCTAACATTATTCCATATTCCGTTGATCTTACTTCATTGACAGGATTTGGAATGTTTTCCTTATAACGTGAAATTTCAATGATACGGTTTATTTTTTCCATACCTTCTAATCTTTCACTTCCAATTGGTTTTAATTTTCCCATTTTATTTTTTATTTATGTTTAATTGTTTAATCCGTTAAATCCCCCAAGAGCAACTGCGTTACATTGATATATCGTACCTCCCGTAATGTTTGAATATACGGGTGTTGGGTTAGAAAAAGTAACAACAGTCCCCCCTGACGGGTTTGCGGGTAAAAATCCTATTATTGTTGTTTTATAATACGAAGTACATGCAGTTGTTGCCATATCTTTATTTTTTCTTTATAAATATATCAATATTAATAATAGTTTATGAGTAATTAATAATTTATACCGTATTATTGATTTGATTTACTAAATTGTTCAAACTACTTTCATATTTTGATGATGATGCGTATCTGTTATTGTTTTTATTTACAAAATTATTTACCAAATCTTTTGCGGTTTTACCACCCGTTAAATAATCTCTCGCAATTAAATCATAATATGCTTGTATTGCCGATTCAGTGTCAGGAAAAAAATGTACTCTTCCGTCATCATAATTCATTATGTTATATGGGTTTTTAGTTCTAATAGGTTTAGCCGTAGGATCACTACTGAACCCTCCTTCTACCGTCATTTGAGCCAAGGCTAATTGAGGTGGAACGTATTTTTGATATTTACTGTACGTATTTTTAGCGGCATTGACCATCATTTTACCTGTTATCCCCAATAAATTACTTTTTCTAGAACTTATAAATTTTTGACAAATACTCTCATATTTTTCATATCCTTCATTACTAATTAAGTCAATGTCTGTAAATCCTTCACCACCCCCAGTGTTAACTACATCTAAATACTTCGTCAAATCTTTAGATTCAATACCTTTGGATTTAAGTTTTTCTATCATAACCTTAATCATTTCAGGCGTTATTGATATACTACCGCTTTGTTCGGGTTCATATTCATTTTCACCACTACCTTCGCTTTTCTTTATGGGGGTGTTTGTTGATTTACTTATGGCATCCTTTAAAATCCCTATTGGGTCTTCACCTGAATTAAATCCTGAACTTGTTTTAAATACGTTATAGTGAAGGTGAGGAGCAGTTCCGCTAGCATTTCCGCTATTACCTAAAGTTCCTACTTGTTGACCTGCCGACACAAACTCACCTTGTTTAACTGTTATTGAGTCTAAATGTCCCAACCAATGTGAAAAACCTGTTTTATCATCTTGAACAATAACGGTCAATCCGTTAGACCCATATTTAACTTTTCCATCTACAGGTGCAACTATTGGGGTGCCTTTTTTACCGAATATGTCAACTCCAATATGTCCATGTTTATGTCCACCGGCACCCGCATTTGTTGCTTTTCTTGTGAAATCAGTGTTAGCGGTTCCGGCGGGATTATTAAAATCGTCCCAATTTTTATCCCAACCAATATTATATTGACCACCCGCAATTGGGAAAGTGTCAATACTAGGTAGTGACTCATTTATACCTTTAACCGATTTGTTTTCACCACCATCTTCACTTTTATTTATGGGAGCGCTTGTTGATTTACCTATAGACCCCTTTAAAATTTCTATTGGATCTTCACTGCTATAATATCCTGAACTTGTTTTATATACGTTATAGTGAAGGTGAGGTGCAGTGCCTGCGGCGTTTCCTGTTTGACCTAAAGTTCCTACTTGTTCACCTGCCGTTACGGTCGCACCCTCTTGTGCAATTCTTTTATCTAAGTGACCTAACCAATGTGAATAACCTGTTTCGGGGTCTGATACAATTATTGTAAGACCATTTTCATTATCATAACTTACCACACCGTTAACGGGTGATAAAATTGGTGCTCCTTTAGGTCCAAAAATATCAACCCCAAAATGTCCTTTTTTATGTCCACCGGCACCCGCATTTGTTGCTTTTTTCGAGAAGTCACTATTTGCGGTATTGGAAGGGCTACTGAAATTATCCCATTGTTTATCCCAACCAATATTATATTGACCACCACCAACAGGAAATGAGTCAAGCTGAGGTAATGACTCGTTTAGATTTTTCTTTAGATTTTTAAATGATTCTTTTAATTTATTATCTGTTTTGAATTTAACAACCGCAGATCCAGTTTCAGGTCCAAATAGACCATCAACACCATACTTAGGTAACTCATAACCTAATAATTGTAGGGCTATTTGAACCGTCTCAACATCCTTTTGGAAATTCATTTTACCCTTCTGTTGTTGAGATATAGGCTCTTTTATTGATTCTAAAGTTTTATATAATTCATTAGCGTCTCCACCAACAAGATCCGCTTTCTTAGGGTCATCAATCTTAACCTCACTTTCTTTATCTTTTTTACGTGTAAATAACTTTTTAAAGAAATTTTCTAAATCTTGTTCATTTAATTTGTTACCGTACAATAACTCGTGATTTCTTCTTAACTCTTCCTGTAAAGTTTTTTTCATAATTAATTTTTCCTCCAATGACAATTCCTTATCAACCTTTTCTTTTTCAAAGTTGAATAGTTTTTCAATATACCCATTTCTTCTAAGGTATTTAAATACCAAATTTTCATACGATAGTTCCCCACCACCCTCTAATCCGGATTGTCTGTATTTTTTAAGTTTATCTTTAAAACCGCCTAATAACTTTAAAGCGGCCTCCAAATCTTTACCTTTAGCCGAATCAATAACCTCATCAATTTTCTCAGTCCATTGATTAACTTTTGACATAAGAATTTCTTTATCGGCTTTAAAATCACCTTTTTTAGGTGGTGTTAACCATTTGTTATAGATAACGGAATATACCCCCGTTGAAAAATGGGGTTCATTACTATCCTGTAGATATAACTCAACGTCATACCCATAAATCTTTATATTATGGTCAGAATTAAATAACGTTTTTTTTAATTTAAAAAGTTCTTTATATAGGTCTAATTGTTCTTTTGGGAATTGTTCAAAATCCACAATTACGTGTAAATCAAAATCAGAGTATTTTGACCAATTATAGTTAGCCATAGAACCTGTCATATGAACATCGGACACGATAATATCAATACCTAAAAATTCTATGAATTCGTAAGCAATTTCTAATAACTTTTCTCTAATTTCAGGTTTAAGTTTGGTGGACTTATTGTCCTTAACCCACACTTTTGGATTCAACCCTTTTTTTAAGTCAAAGCTTGATAAAATTTCAGTATCCTTTTTCATTAACTAATAAATACTACAAAATATGTATTTAGTTAAAGTTTTTTATATGGGTGTGATTTCGCTATTTTTGAACTGAAGAATTTACCCTGAGATTCGGACATTCTAAATTGAGTGTATAATTGATGAGGTACATCTTGATACTCATATTTTAAACCATTATTAAACTCAACTAATAGATCCTTTGTTTCGGTATCATATTCTGTGTGTTTAATATTTGACGAAGTTATATCGTTAATTATTTTTGTCCCTATAATTTCTTCTTTTGTGATTGCCATAGTTTTTTATTTAAAAAATAAATACTACATTAAAAAAGAAAACCCCTCTTTTGGGGAGGGGTTATCAATTTTATTTTAATGGTAATAAGGTTTAATCCCACGTAGCATCTCCGATATCACCTTGCATTTTTCTAAATTCTCTATCATGATCCCATCCAGACCCACCGCTACTTTTTTGTGGTTTTCTAGTTTTGACTGAAAACTTATTTCCTGTTTTTTTTTTATATGTGTCAAACATTGCCTTACCCATATCACCACCTAAAGCTCTTCTTTTTGGATGTTTTTCGTGAAATGATTCATAGTCATCAAACTCCTCTGTGTCAAAATCATCATCATTCATATCATCATCGGAGTATTGGTCAGTATCCATATCAACCCATTTTTCATCACCAAATGAACCATATCTTTCACCTTCGCTGATTATTCTTTTTACTAATCTTACAAGGTCACTTTCTGTTAATCTTACAATTTTTTTCATAATATAATTTTTATTATAAATATATTACGATATGTAAAAAAAATCGTTAAAGCAAAGATATTTTTTTCTTTTTCTCAACCTTTACTTCATTAGGGATGAAAATACTTAATAACCCATCCTCAATGGTTGCCTCAAGTTTAGATGTATCAATGTTTAATCCCAAGTCATAAGAGAAGTGAACACTCTTAGTTTTGTCACCACTTGATGACTTAATTACACGACTACCATCAATGGTTAAAATCGTATCATCAACATCAACTTTTAAATTTGTTTTATTAAAGCCCGGAACACTAAATACATAATAAGCCCCATCTTCGGTTTTATGAACATCATAGTCATTGACATAATTTCTTCTGAATCTAACATCAGAAGTGAAATCGTTTAGGATTGTGTCGAAAATTGATAAATTTCCTGTTTTCATAGTTTTTTAAATTTTTATGTTTATTATTTGATTGTGAATTATTCAACTGGTGTGCCAAATCAAATATATGACATTTTGTCAGTTAGTATATGACAATTTGACACTATTGAACTATTGAATGTAATTTGATATATTTATTAAAAAAATAATATTATGAATGAGATAATGGACAGTGATGGGTCTTCATCAAGAAAAAAAGGGGACAACGATAGTGGTACTCCTGTACTGGATAATTTCAGTAAAGATTTAAACAAATTGGCTGAAGAAGGTAAATTGGATTCTGTTATTGGTAGAGATAAAGAGATATTAAGAATCGCTCAAATCTTATCAAGAAGAAAGAAAAATAATCCGATTATTATTGGAGAACCAGGTTGTGGTAAGACCGCGATTGTTGAGGGGTTAGCAATGAAAATTCAACAAGGAGAATGTCCGAGAAATTTGGCAGATAAAAGAATTGTTCTACTAGATATGACATCC